CATGTCATGGAGGAGGTTGAACCATTTCTTTATTTTCATTTTTTATGACCTCTTCCTTCCAAGCCTTGAATAAACTCTTGACCAGTTCTTTAAGAGTTTTGTTTTCATCCGCAACCTCTCGCGCAAACCGTTCAAGGGTTTCGCGCTCCCATGTTTTGAAGTCTGTCTTCAAGCTTCTAACTCCCTGACGTGCTCATCCATCTCTTTAAAAAACTTTCCCCGCATCTCTTTGTTTTTAATTAACGCCCCGACAAACTTGGCGTGGCTTTGTTCTTTCTCATAGAAGCGCAGTGCGAATGCTGTTGCGAGAATCGCCCATGTCAGTAGGAACATATCGGCAAAGGTCATCTCAATCATGTGTTCTTCTCCTTTTCAACTGGCCCATTAAACAGCGCCATGCCCAGCGTTCCAAGCATGACCGCCTTCAACTCTTCGCGCTCCTCTTCTGGATATTCACTGGCGACCTCATCCATGATTTTCATAATGCTGGCGGCCACTTCTTTTGCTGGAATTGGTTTTGCGCTCATGTGTTCTTCTCCTTGAGTTTGGCTTCGATGGCTTTGGCAATCTCAATGTTGTCTTTGTTGTAACCTCTAAATTGCAAAACAGTCCAAATTTCCTCATCCGTCAGACCAACCCATTCACGCTGGGGCAATTCGGTAATTAAAGATTCAACCCCGCCATTCAGTTCAACCGCAACCCTTACAGTTTTGTCTGAGAACGAAATTCTTATAGTCATGTGTTCTTCTCCTTCAAGGCTTCATTGATGTGCGTATAAAAAACCCAATTCAATGAGTCGCCCGACTTAATAGCTTCTTCTTGTACGCCTTCCCAAAGAAGTTTTACCTGAGTCTGTGTCAAGCTAACCCATTCACGCTTAGGCTTTATCTCTTGCAGAATCTGCTTTCCCAAGTTGGACTGTCTCTCCACCTCGTTAAAGGCTTCGTCTTCCTCCGGCGTCCAGTCAACGCTGAGTCTGTCAAATACCAGTTCTACTTTCTTCATAGCGGTGCTTCCTCAAAGTTATCAGGATTGAATTTAGGTTCCCCCGGTTTGTTGGGCAGGGGTTTAGTTGGGAACGGCCAAGTCATGCTTCACCTCTTGCTCGGATTTTTAAACTTATTATTCCAGTCATATATCCAGGATGCTCATCACATACCTTTGCACACGCCTCACGCTCATGCTGTGCTACCAATTTGGCAAACTTTACGGGGTCTAATTCGCCAGCAACATAGTCACCATTGTTTTCAATAACCAAGGCTTGGTCATATAGTTTTGCAATTTGTTCGTCAGTCATTCAACTACCCTCCCGCTGTAACGCAACACCTTGGCTTCAAACACCACAGGCTTCTCAGGCGGGGGCGGTGTCATGGATTCGCTTGGTGGAACCCATCCATGCTTGCGCCACAAGGATTGCACATCGCTACCGCTCTTCCACACAAAATCCTTGGGCGGATAACTAATTTTTGAATAGGGTACTGTGTTCATCTTTCCTCCGAATATTTATACCATCTCACAATAAACTCTTTAAGTTGTTTAAACGTTGAACACAGCGTTTTAAATTTTCCATCAGCGCTGATGATTTCAACCTTCTCAACTAGTGTCAAATCGTCCGTGTTTCCGGTGATAACGAGAACGGTGAAGTAAGGAACCTTTGCCAATTGCTTCAAAAGAATTTCTTGGCCCAAGCCCATGTACTCACCGTCTCGCTTCCACTCCCCGACTAGGAAGCAACCACGGTGCTCCATAATCATGTCAACATTCGAGGGCAACATCTTGGTGTTGGGTATCACCCCGATGAATTCCTTGAAGTTGACATGAGTCGCCTTGGGATTACGCATCATGGCTGTTCTCGCTTGATAGCGGCAATCCCTTCCTCTTCGTCATGCTCATCCCTTACCTTCATAAAGTAATCGGCAATCTTGAACGATTCATTTACGCTGTCCGCATAGCTTCCTCCCCGCATGAGGAGTCCGCTCATTGCAAACATGGCGGTAAGGTCCCGCATGTTCTTGTCGTTGTCAGTCATAAAACTCCGTATAGATTGCATAGATGATGACGAGCACCATGAATATTCCTATGAGCCACATCGCATGAAGATATCAATTTGTTCACACACCAAATCCGAAAATGATTTTCCTGATGGGAACATCATCTTCGCGCCTTCGGTTTGAGAAACAATTTTCTTTGCCTCAAGCAACCCAGCATCAAAGCCCTTGTTGTAATCGTTCTCATCCATTCGCATATTGATTCCCTCTCTGGCAATTTGAGAGGCGGCAACTTTATGCTTGCGAGAGAATTTATCCAACCGAGTTTTGTCCTCCGGCTTCATGTAAATCATGACAGGCACGACTGTTTTAAAACGGGACTTCTTCTCTTGAGTCATATTCATTTACCATTTTGTCGAATTGAATCTTTGCGTCTTGCTTTGTTGCCAGTTCAGCTCGACTCGCAATGCCGCAATAGTTGTAGATAAACTGCGCGGCCAATGCTTCCTTGGCTTCAGGCGTTCCATCGATTTGTAACCAATCGTAGAAGTCCTTGGACCTGCAAAGCATTCCCGCACGTTTAACTCTGTCGTACTGCGGGAGAATGATTTCCTCCCTGTCAGTACGTTGTAGCTTGCATGTATACAGCGCAGACACATAATCCCTCAGCAACTGAATAGGAATATCGTCCGGCTGTATGCGCAGAGTCAGGATGTATCCGGTTGCGTCTTGTTTAAGCGCAACCTTTTGACATTCAAATTCCACCATGTTTTTGTAAACGGTGTTCGAGATAAGCGATAACGTAAAGGCCAGCCTTCACTTCGCTCTCGAGACTACTCATTGCCAAATCGCAATCAGAAAGACGAGCCTCAAGTTCTTCGATGCGGCGCTTGTATTTATCTTCAGCACGTTTAAACGCTGACTCTTCCGATGAAGGTTTCACGGGTTGTTTCACGGATTGATTCGTGTGAAGATTCTTCGAACCCTTCGGGCGTCCCGCCTTGCGTTTGACAGGGGGAGCTTCGGCGGCAGTCTCGGGGTTAAATTCAACCAATTTAAATTCAATTTCGCTCATATCGTTCTCCTTAAAAATCTACGTCTTCGTCTACATGGGTCTCTTGCTTGGGCGCATCCTTTTGGTAAGGGACACTTGCGGCAAGAGAGAGGAAAGTATTTCCGTTGGATGATGTCTTCTTCCAGCCACCAAGGGAAACCTTAATCAATCCATCCTCCTGTTTAAACAGTCGGGTGTCGATGGTGATATCGCCTTGGTAGTCCGGAGCCTTGGGAGACTTCTTAACCTTGTTGGAAAATAAAACGCCGCTGTTGGGCTTCTGTTCGTATGCCATTATTACTCCTCAAATTTGGCTTTGTATTTACTGAATCCTGTTTGCAGTCGCAGGTATTCGGTTTGGTTATCCCGCTTCATCTCTTCGATTGCGGGGAGGTTTGCAGTCCAAAAGGACTTCAACTTGACCAGTGAATCGCATATCTCCGCAAACTCGAGCATCGTGTCCACCAATACGGTTTGACCTTCCGGTGTATTGATGGGCTCGGGCTTGGGTTTCTCAACCTTCGTCACTGTAATTTGTCGCTTGCCTTCTTGCGGTGTCGCGTCCACTTCGTCATGCTCCGATAGCTCAAGTGCTATAAGCCACATGTAACGGCGCATGTATGTATGCGTTGCACCCAATGATTGAATGGGTTGGCCTTTCGAATTCTCTGCCATCACCAGCGGTGAAGTGAATTTGACAAAGCCGCCATTGGGTTCGGTGTCATAGATATCCAAATGCACCACGCCATCATGGATGTTAAACACCCCACACAGACCTACCGCGTCCATCATTTCATGGACCCTTGGCAAAAAGTCGCCAAGTTCAAAGTATTCAAACCCCGCAAATTTATTCTTGCCAGACTTCTTCAGGTTGGCCTTGGACAGTTCCATACGAACCGCTTGTAGCTTTCTGTAAACGCTCATTTCTTACTCCTTATGCTTACCTTGTTAACCTTGGTTACTACTGGCAACTCAACAACGTCAAAGACATCTAAGTCCACCAGTATCGAAACTGCCTTTGGTACTCTCACCGTACCGTTACACCACCTTTCTATTGACCTACTACTGCAATCCAAGATGTCAGCAAACTGTTGCTTGGATATGTTTTTCTTTTTCAGATAATCATTCAGTTCCTGATAAGTCATCGACCTGCTCCTGTTTAAACTGTGAACACCAGCTCGCAACACCACAGAAGTTGCCAGTGCAACGAATGGCTTCGGCTTTGCGGGTTTCCACAATACCTTTAATTGATTCAGCCATCGCATCTGCCTCTTCCTTCACTTCGAAAAGTTTGATTGCTCTTTTACTCTGCGGATTCTTCATGACCGCATACTTGGTCTCGCGCACCCAGCGGTCCTCATCGGTGCAAAGCGGTAGCTCTTCCATCCAATCCGCTTGGACCTTCGATTCTTGATGCATGTTGATACGCTCAAGAATAAACTTCTCAGTCTGCTCCAAATCCCATAGCGGAATGTCCACCATCTGGATAGGTGCTTGCGGATAGTCCGGCTTCATGGCCGCTTCTCTGCGGTTCCAGTCGCGAATCAAAGCGCAAATCTTAAGCGAACGTACGCGCTTGCCCTTGACCTTGTTCACCATGTATGCGTAGATGTTTTGTTGTTGTTGCCAATCCATCTTGTCCGCACGTAGAGCCCAAGCGGATGTGAATTTGTAGTCAGTAATGTCAACATCATCACCGTCAATGTGTTGCAAATCAATCGCTCCGGATAGCTTGACGCCACCCACCTCGATGAACAATCGCTCCTCATTGATGTGGCCTTCGACTTCAGAACGCTCTGCCACCACATGCAGGGCAGAACCCAGCAGGGACCAGAGCATATCCGCAACATCTTGTTCCATCTCATGGTAATGCTTCGCTCGCAGTCGTTGCACCCGAGGGGGAGAGATGATTTCTGTAACAGAATAATCAGCCTTTCCCTTGCTATAGTACTCACGTGTCGCTAGACTCAGGAGAGTCGCAGGGACGTTGTGTTTGTTGGTTACTTTCATAAACCTCCTTGTTAAGAGCTTCCATGATAGCACTACTTTTTACACCATGCAAACACTATTGTTAAATATTTTTGGTGAGCCATGTTCCAAGGCCAACAGCCGCAAGATTGTGAAGTTCGGCAACCGAATGGCGTCCATCAAATCGGACAAGGCACGGGCCTATGCCGAGTCGTTTAAACAACAGTGCAACGTACCGCCCTTGCTGAAGTTCATGGGTGACGATGTCAGGGTGACCATCCGAATCTGGTATGCATCGCGGCGTCCCGACTTAGACGAGAGCCTGATACTGGACCTGCTTCAAGATGTTGCTTACGTCAACGACCGTCAGGTTAAGGAGAAGCACATCTACTGGATGGGTGTGGACAAAGAGAATCCACGTTGCGAGATTGAAGTTTCTGCGTTATGATTGTTTAAACAACCTCGCAGTTGTCACCTTGGCTCACTTTGGTGGGCCTTTTTTTTGTATACTCAAAGCGTTGGTGGTGCATCGGGTTAGCGCCGATGTATGCGTCATATAAGTTCCTAAATAAGTGAAACACTGCTTCATGTGAGCCACCAACACCCCTAAAAAAAATTTGTTGACATGCTGAAAAGTGTGTTACATTCCCAACCGTCTTGAGTGGCATCAAGGCGTTGACTGTCATTGTGTATACCCCGCAGAATTTTGTGTGGTCTTGTCGTACGGCAAGCGAGTCTTTTGATGACAGTCAATCGCCTTGCTGTTGCTCTCGCCAAGAGCCAAGACCACAGAGAGTTTTGCGGGGTTTTTGCTTTTGGGGGACGAGATGGAAAGCTTGAATCCTCTCCCGAGCATTGAAGCTTTCTTTCTCTTCCTTCTTTTGGTCTTTCCTGAATTGACAGGGTGCTTCCCCTAGCTGGGGGGGTAGGGGGGGTTTGTAGTTTTCTTCCTTGTCTTTCTTTCGGGGACCAATTAAAAATATATATAAGGTTGACATAAGAGTTTTAGAGCTTCAAAATCTTTTAAAGAGGTGAACAATGCGAGACTACAAACACGAGTACCAGCTTCAACTGAAGCGCGGTGATGACAAGGGACAAATAGAACGGCAACGCGCAAGGCGTATGCTGGACAAGGACGGTGTCGATAGAGCTGGAAAGAACATCGACCACATCAAGCCCATCAAATCAGGCGGTCTCTCGACCAAGGGCAACCTGAGACTTCGCTCCCCCAAGGCCAACAAGTCCGACAACAAAAAATGAATGTCGAGGATTTCATTGCATCGCTCAACGTGGCGGTGCATAAAAGAGTTCCCTGCCCTCTTTGTTCTGACGAGAGGAAAAAAAAGAATGCCAAAGACTTCGACATCCGCAGGACTGACGATGCTTGGCAATACTTCTGCCATCACTGCGCCGCCTCTGGCGCTGTTACGTTTAAACAACCCAAGTTTTACCCGGTAAAAAAAATGCAAGTTCAAGCCATCAATCCCCAGACATACGACTTCCTCAAAGACCATCACTACGACTACCTAGCCAAGCGCGGTATCACCAAGACAACGGCTGACGTTTACCAGTTGTTCTCCGCCGAGAAGTATTTCTCACGCATCGCCAAGAAGACCGACTCGATTGGCTTCCCCTACTACCAAGGCGGCAAGTTGGTTGGGGCCAAGTACCGCTCGATTGAAAGCAAAGACTTCACACAAGAGCTTGGCGGCTCGCAGGTTTTCTTCGGCATCGACTTGGTGGACACCGCCCTTCCGGTTGTGATTGTGGAGGGTGAGATTGACGCGCTCACGCTCACCGAATGCGGTATCAAAAATGTTTTAAGTGTTCCATCGGGCGCTCCGCTCAAGGTATCGGACGGAAAGATTGACGCAAGCGAGGACAAGAAGTTCTCCTTCGTCTGGGCGGCCAACGAGGTTTTAAACAAGGTCCCCTACGTGGTCATCGCGGTAGACACCGACTCTGCGGGACAAGCCTTGGCCGAGGAGCTTGCGAGGCGTATCGGCAAAGACAAATGCCGCATCGCCAAATCGGATTACAAGGACCTGAATGATGCCTTCATGGCGGAGGGTGCTGACAAGGTCAAAGAGATTATCGATGCCGCCGAACCATATCCGGTTGCGGGATTAAGTTCAGCCCGTAAGTTTGAAGAACGTTTAAACGACCTATTCAACAAAGGGACCGGCAAGGGTGAGAGTACTGGGTACGCCAACGTGGATGAGATTTACACCATCGCTCAGGGCCAGCTTTCAATCGTCACCGGATATCCATCCAGCGGTAAGAGTAACTTTGTGGACCAGTTGATGGTTAACCTTGCCAAGAAGCATGATTGGAAGTTTGCCATTTGCTCTTTTGAAAACGCTCCCGAGATTCACATCTCGCGGTTGATGGAGATTTATTCCAAGAAGCGGTTCTTTGATGGGGATAACAAAATGACCCCAGAAGAAAAGACGCAAGCATTTAAATGGGTGGAGGAGCACTTCCTGTTTTTGGATTCGGAAGGTGCTGAGCCCGCATCGATTGATTCGATTATCGAGAGGGCCAAGGTTGCTGTCGCCCGAATCGGGATTCGCGGTCTGGTGGTTGACCCCTACAACTACATCGACAACAAAGGCAATCAGGCGGAGCACGAGTTCATATCGACCATGCTGACGCGAATACAGGCCTTTTGCAAGGCTTTCGGGGTCCACACATGGTTTGTTGCACACCCATCAAAAATAACGCGCTCTGGCGTTGAATTGCCGCGTCCTGATGGCATGGCTATCAGTGGTTCGATGGCGTGGTGGGCAAAGGCCGATTGCGGGGTGACCATCCATCGCGGTAAAGGCACAACGGTTGAAGTCGCTGTTTGGAAATGCCGCTATCGGTGGGTTGGTACTCAGGGCGAAACGACTCTCGAGTTTGAACGAGGCACAGGGACCTACAAAGAATCGATGGATGACTTCTGAGTTTAAACGGTGAGCTTGTGATGAGCTCCTGTGGATAACTTTTTTTGGACGAAAAAAAACCCGCTCGATGGCGGGTTCTTTTCTTTTCAACTAGTGTCAATCGCTTAGTGCTTTGTTTCGGTTGGGGGGGTCATGTCGTAGGCCTCAACAACCTTGTCGCTGATGAAGGCCAACAGTTCCAGCGGGTCAATCCTGTTTGACCTAGCGACCCCAATCGCCAAGGTCAGGAACATGACCAGCACATCATCGGCGGCCTCACCGAGCAAAGACTGAGAGAAGGTTTCAAACTTCTCAATCAGTTCGGTATCAATCGTTTTCATTTCAATCCTTTCAAGAGTTTACTGAAGGCAACACTACCAAGGTCATCGACCGAATACACATTCTGTGCATTATCGAAGCATTGTTCAACATCGGTGCGACCGATACCAATCGCCACCAATTTGATTTTGTGCTTATCGGCCATTAACTGAATGTGGCGCATATTGTCAGGGTTATAACCAGAAGCATCGGTAATCAGAAACAAAACCTTACGAGTTTCGGGGCGCATCCGGAGCTCATCGACAGTGCAGAACAGGGCCGCATAATCGGGAGTGCCGCCGGTGACCATCATGCTCATGTAACCAAGCTTGGGGGCGGCTTTTAACAGCGGCTCATTCCATTGTTTAAACGGTATAAACTTTGCCGTCTCGACAATCAGTTCTTTGATTTTCGCAGAACCCGATTCCTGTTTGCTGAAGTATTCGCCACCACCATTTTTGAATCCGGTCACGCAATACGAAGCCTTGGCATTATCCAAAAGCTTGCAGAGTTGAATCGTCACCGCCTGAGCAACAGGCATTTCATTGTGCATCGAACCCGAGCAATCAACCAGAACCGAAACCGCAGAGGTCTCCGACTCTTCAAGAGTGCGGCGCGAAAAGATATTGGCCGAGCCAGTCGCGAATCGGGTGAATGCCTTGCGGTCAATACGTCCCGACTCTTCATGGGTATTCCAACCAACCATATCCATCGACCGCAGAAGCCGAGATAATTCGGCGCGGACAGAACCTAAACCCTGCGGGGTTTTATTAAACTTAGCCGCAAACATTTCCAAACCATGTTGTTTGTTCATAATCAATCCCAGTTAAATTCATAATAGACAGGCTTACCAACGGCGGGAGTTTCTTTCTTATCGCCACCGCCCAGTTGCTTGGTGATGAAACCGTTGGGGTCAACGTCACGCTCACCGTCATCCCCATCGCCCCCCTTGGCGTCAGCGTTGGGCTCATCGCCTTGCTCATCCCCTTGCTCATCGCCCTGCGCCGGACCGCCATCACCGTCAGCGGGGTCATTCGACTCACCGCTGGGCTCAGGCGAGTTGCCCTGAGTGGTTTGTTCGGGATTATTCTGCTGTTCTTTATCAAGCTTATCCTTGGTCTTTTGCAATCGCTTGTTTAGCTCAATTGCAATCTCAACGATTCGCTCAGTATTGTCAGCAACCTTGGCAAGATTAATCGCCCAATCAATGTCAGCACCGTAAGGCGAAGCAGAGATAATCGACTCGGCGGTAATCCCATAACCGTTTAAACGTCTACCCTCGATGGCAAGCATAAACGGTATGTTTTTGTAATCGTCCGGCTCAACATAACCTTTGGCGAGAATATTGTTGACCAGAGATTCAAACAACAGTCGCGCATTGGGTGCGTGACCGGAGTTGATAACCTTCATCTCGATTCGCGGGTCTTCAAGACCGTTGATTAACTTGTGAACAAAATGACCGTGGGCATTGCGAGCATTATCCCAAGGCTCATTCTTGGTAAACCAAGCATGACCAAGCTCGTGCAAGGCATAACCAATCAGGTCATTGAATCGCGACTTGGGTATGTCGGCATTCTCATCGATACTGGGGAAGATAATCTTGGCGTTCAGTCTGCCGTATTTATCATCGAAGATAATGCCAGCAGTCTCACCGGACCAGACAATCTCCAGCGTATCGAATTGATTGCCGGAAGATTTGAAGATTCTCTCAAGCGTAGAGCTAACACCACGCTGAACATCGATACCTAACATATTAAACCCCCACAAGATATTGTTTGATTTTCGCGGCATCGATAACCGCAATGTAAATACCCTGCAATTCGCTTTCGCATTCAGCGGGATACTTATTGATAACCGCATTCTCATAAGCGGTCTTAATGGGCAAGCCTTTCTTAATGGCGCGAGCCCAAGCGAATAACTGACGCAAGCTGGGAGGCTGAGTAAGCAAACCAGCGCGAGCCTTTTCGCGAGCAGTGTTGGCGAGTTTGACAATAAGCTCAGCCGCACCGAACGGCAAACCTGTGCGGGCCACAATCAAATCGGTTTCTTTCTTGGGAGGAAGATAATCGAATTGAAGGGTATAACTGAAGCGGTCAATAAAGGCCGAGTTCATTTCTCGAACACCAGTGAAGTTGCCGCTGGTATTGCCATAACCGTTCGAGTTATCGGCGCAAAAGAAAACCACGTGCGAAGCGACTGGGATTCTCTGGCCTGTTTCCGAAACGGTCAGTGCGCGGTGCGGCGAACGCTCACACAAAGAGTGCAGAACAGCAATCGACTGGGCGCGAGCAAAACCGATTTCATCGAGCAAGATAATCGCGCCAGCATATTGAATGGCCTGAGTAATAATCCCAGCCTTCCACACAACAGAGCCAGCGTCAATCGAGTTGCCACCGATAAAGTCGGCACGTTCAAGCGCCTCGTCAAAGTTAATCCGGAACAAGCGCCGACCGAGTCGGGCCGCAATCTGAGAAGCGAATTCTGTTTTACCAGTACCGCGCTCACCAGCGAGCCAGCAGTTATCGGGAAGCTCATCGCTCAGGGCAACCAAGGCCTGATGGAGAATGACAGGGTTGAAGACATAATCATCAACCATTTTCGGGGCATTGACATCGCCCCAGTATTCAATATCCATGTCACCAAAATCAACCGTCTCGCCATCGACAACGTATTTGCAAATGTCGCCGAATAATTCCTTGGCTTTCTTGAGAGTGGTTGCGGGAATAACAGCGGCAATCTCTTGAATACGTTCGACAGGGGTAACCTGTTTAAACGCATCAAACTGAGAAGCAATCGCGGCGCGAATCTCGTTATTGACCTTGGTGTAATCAACACCAGTAATCGATTGAAGCTTTGCCTCAATATCATCGGTCAGTTTCCGATGAGCCTCATTAACAAGCTGTCTGTCATTAACGATTTTTTTGAGAAGATTATCAACATCGGCGCGAATCGAATTGACATTTGCCTCAGCGGTAGTCGCGCTGATAACCGCGTCATTAATCTGGGCCACAATCATAGGGTCAGCGGTAGCACCAGCCTGAACCATTTTAAGTGGTTGCATTTGCTTGCAAAGCTCGAGAGTCAAGCCGCCCTGATTAATGTAATGCTCGCAAGCATTAACCGCTTCAACCTGAGTGGGCTTGGCATCAACGCCAATATAAACAAGAGCCGCATTAAGTTTAGCGGCAGGGATTAAGGAAAGCTGCATTCTGATATTCATAATAACCTCGCAATTAAAGGGTGAATTGATTGTTATCGACAGGGCAAACAGGCAAACCGACATCCGCCCATTTCTTGGTGAGCCGGATAGTAAATCCGCAAGCGGGGCAATATGCTTTGAGCAATCGAGTGCCTTGGGTTTTGTATTTATCCTCCGCGTTTAAACGAGCGTGAGGATAAGCGCCGAGAGATTCAGTGAGCGGCCCGAGATTCTCTTTGAATTGCTCACCCACAACCGTATGCGTGGGCTTGCCATCTAGGAAAAGCTTTTTGACCAGAGCGGGAAAGCGTCCCTTGTGACCGTCACCATCGGTAGCCGCGTGGGCCAACTCGTGGACCAGAATGCCCATCACCTCAATAGGATTATCCTGTTTGGGGGTGATGAATATCTCGTGGTGATTATCGGCAGACGCGGCGGGAGAGTGGTGCTCACCGATAACCGCACCGCGACCACCGCGACTTGGGAAGCCGCAGGTCACCCGAATCTTGTCGGGTAATGGATGCCCAACAGATTCAAACAAAGGCCGGAGAGATTCAACGGCCAGATTCAACCAGTCTTCACGTTTCATATTACACCTCGCAGTTAATTCAAACAAAATCCGATAATGCACTAGCGATAATGCATTATCAAGTGTGTTTAAATGTTCCAGAGAACGTAGAAAAAGTAACCGAACATTAATATCACAAAGATAATCGCGCAGAACAGGTCATACAAAAATGATTTCATTTCTCATCCTTCACACAATCGATGTAAGCAATCACATCTCTACGGTACGTGAACGTTCGGCGTTCGCCAAAAAAGTCAAGCCTGTATCGCCCCCAATATCCGGTTGGCACATTACTGTTTAACTGAAACTGTATGCCGCGATATTCAAACTTATCGCCGCCAAGCTTAATGATTTTCATAATCCCCTCGCTTTCAAAGCCAGACATTCTTTATAGGAACCAGTAAAGATAATGCGATAGCTGTTGCGCACGTCACAACCTTTACAGACGATAATGTTGCCAAAGGCATTCACTTGGGCGGTGTACATTCAAGCCTCCCAGATTAAACCGTCAGCAATTAACTGCTGAGCACAACGACCGTACCAGCCTTGAAGTTGCCAAGCCATGCCTGTATTAACCAGATATTGCCAAGCTTCCAGATATTGCTCCTGAGATTCATAATCGATGAAACCTTCAACGATTTGAATTGCCTTAATAGAATCCATAATCACCTCGCAGATAATCGATGCAAACCGCATCGGACAGGGCTCTCATAAAACCCTGTCAGTGTGGTCTGTTATCAGTGTCGCCACTGGGTCTCGCACTCGTCTGGAGAACCAATCCAGAGTCAAAGCGGTCGGGCATTTACCATCTCGTTCCTGTTGCTTTATCTCATCCGAGAGCAGAGCAGTACTAGCCTTACACCCTGTCAGCGCCAACAACACACTAGCACCAACACAAGCGATATGCTAGCACTACCAGCAAGGGTGTCAACAAAAAGTTTAAACAAAGTTGTCAATTGTGTTGCGTTTAAACAACACATTGTGTCGTTCACAGGGGACAAACGGTCGCAGGGTTGATGGCGTTATGCAGGTTGGTACAGTGAGCGGTACGCGAACAGCAGTTGCATGTTGATGCTGTTGTATATGTAAGGGTGAAACCAATTGACTATTGAAAGGGTCAAACAATGATTAAAGAGCCAAACGAAGCATTTGAAGAGCCTCAAGAGGGTTTAAACGAGCCGCATGATGATGCTGGTGTGGATAATGACGAACGCAATGGTAAGGCGGGGGATTCCTCGAATGAAATCAGCGAAGCGATGCGGATAGCTGTTGCAAAAGTAAGAGAAAAGAAAACAAAGAATGGAAAGGTATATGGTGTAAAGAATAGAGAGGATAAAAGGATTACTCCAAAGATGAGATTGTTCAGCTCTTTAGTGGCTCAGGGACATTCACCCAAGGAAGCCTACAAAAAAGCCTACGATGTAAGAACCACCAACGAGGCAGTGATTCAGGGTAATGCGAACAAACTGATGAAAGATGGGCGGATAAGTGGATTAATGGAGTCTGTCTGGGACTCTGTAAAAGAAAACATAGTTGACGACCAAGTGGCCGCTAGACGCAAGATTATGGGAGACCTACTCAAGCATGCGGATAATGAAACAAACAGGCTTGGTGACCGTTTAAAGGCTTTGGAGCTAATGGGTAAAGCAATCGGTATGTTCACCGATAGAGTTGAATCAAAGATTGAAGAGATTGATTCAGACAAACTTAAACGTGAGCTCGATGGTCATATACAGTCATTCAACACCGCCAAGATGAAAGCGTCATTGAAGATAATCAAGCGCTCGACTCCAACCGATAATGGCGATTCATCTGCGCAGGCCGTTTAAACGATTTGGCATTCGGGGTACGGCATAATCGATTGGGATTATCCAGACCCTGCCACCCCCCACCCGACCGATTCGGGCCCTCCTCTGGAGGAATGCCTAACGCTCTATTCCCCACATCCCATCACCTCCCCTACCCCTTACGAACGTTCTCACCCCCTCCCCCTCCTCATTTTTTTGTTGACATCGTTTAAACATTTGTACAGAATCACCCCCCATACGAACGTTCGTTTTAAAACATGGGGGGATATATATGTCAGAAAATAAAGAGTTGACGGAACGACAAAAGAATGTTTTGGAGTTCATTAAGGCTTACTTGCAGCTTAAAGGCTTTGCACCTTCTTATGTTGATATTGCGGGTGGTATTGGTTTGAAGAGTAAGTCAAACATTTGCAGGATTGTTCATGAGCTTCATGAGAAGGGTTACATCAAGGTGAGTCCTTATAAGTTCAGGAGCATTAAGATGGGTAAGCCTAAAGATAAGACGGTCAACAAGATGGTTAAGCTATGACCTTGTTAACTGAGAAAGAACTTAAGGCTTATCGAAAGACTCTGGATTTCCTTCCGGATAAGCATCCGGACATTGAGAAGATTCATAAGCTTCTTAGGGCTGACAGGATAGAGAGGTGTAGAGAAAACTTTATACCTTTTGTAAACTCCATGTGGTCTTCTTTCATTGCTGGCTCTCATCATGAAATCATGGCGGATGCTTTTGAGAGGGTCGTTAAGGGAGAATTAAAGCGGCTTATCATCAATATGCCTCCCCGGCATACGAAGAGTGAGTTTGCTTCTTATCTGTTTCCGGCTTGGTTCTTGGGTAAGTATCCTGAGAAGAAGATTATTCAAACGGCCCACACCGCTGAGCTTGCGGTTGGCTTTGGCCGTAAGGTGCGTAACTTGGTTAATACGCCCGACTACAAAGCCATCTTTACCACTCGGCTATCGACTGACTCAAAGGCTGCTGGCCGATGGAATACCAACAAGGGCGGGGACTACTTTGCTATTGGTGTTGGCGGCGCTGTGACTGGTAAGGGTGCGGATGTCTTAATCATTGATGACCCGCATTCAGAACAAGAAGCCATGATGGGAAACCCTGCGGTATATGACCGAGTGTTTGAGTGGTACAACGCCGGTCCTCGTCAGCGCTTACAACCGGGGGCAACCATTATTATTGTGATGACCCGCTGGTCTAAGAGAGACTTGACCGGTCAGATTATTAATAACTCCATTAAGCGCGATGGAGATGAGTGGGAGGTTATTCAGTTACCTGCTTTGTTTGAAAGCGGAACTCCTCTGTGGCCTGAGTTCTGGTCCAAGAAAGAACTGGACACCATCAAGGCGGAACTTCCCGTTGGGAAGTGGGAAGCTCAGTACCAACAGAATCCCACCTCAGAAGAGGGCGCAATTGTTAAGCGAGAAATGTGGCGTATATGGGAGAGCGAGCATCCTCCCGGCTGCGAGTACATCATTCAGTCTTGGGACACCGCATTTGAAAAGCACAACAGGGCCGACTACTCTGCTTGCACAACGTGGGGCGTCTTTAGGCATCCCAACTCAAATGGGGATGAGGTTGCCAACATTATTCTTTTGGATGCATTCAAAGACCGCATGGAGTTTCCAGAGCTTAAGAGAAAAGCTTTTGAGATGTATAAGGAATGGAATCCAGACAGTTTGATTATTGAAAAGAAAGCGGCTGGGGCTCCTTTGATTTATGAAATGCGCCAACAAGGAATACCGCTCCAAGAGTACACACCCAGCAAGGGAAATGATAAGATTGCCCGTGTAAACGCGATATCGGATTTATTTGCTTCTGGGATGGTGTGGTGTCCTGAGACCCGCTGGGCTGAAGAACTGATGGAAGAGTTGGCCTCATTCCCCAATGGGGACCATGATGACTTGGTTGACTCAAGCTCTCAAGCCCTATTAAGATTCCGTCAAGGCGGATTCATTCGTTTAAACACCGATGAAGAAGATGAACCGCAATACTATCGCCGCAAGGTTGCCTATTATTAAGGACGGATATGCTTTCTAAATCATTGAGCCAAGCACCTTCTGGATTAGAAGGATTAGAAGAGGGTCCTGCAATTGAGATTGAAATTGAAGACCCCGAATCGGTTCACATCCATGCGGGCGATATGGAGATTAGCCTTGAGAAAGGTGAAGAGGATTTTGATGAGAATCTCGTAGAGCTATTAAGCGATAGTGAAATCGCCATGATTGTGGGCGACCTAATCTCGGACTACGAGGATGATGTTTCCTCCCGCCGCGATTGGATGCAAGCCTATGTGGATGGCTTAGAGCTCCTTGGCTTGAAGATGGAAGACCGCACCGACCCTTGGCCGGGGGCTTGTGGTGTCTATCACCCCATCATGGCAGAAGCGCTGGTTAAGTTCCAAGCCGAAACCATCATGGAAATCTTTCCCGCCTCTGGTCCGGTAAAGACCGAAATCATTGGCAAGGAAACCCCAGAGAAGAAAGATGCGGCCACCAACGTGGAAGCCGACATGAACCACCAACTGGTGGATGTCATGACCGAATTCCGCCCCGAGACCGAGCGCATGCTTTGGGGCTTGGGTTTGTCTGGTAATGCGTTTAAGAAGGTATACTACGACCCTCATCTCGAGCGGCAAATTTCTATATTTGTTCCCGCTGAAGATGTGGTGGTTCCTTGGGGTGCTTCCTCTTTGGACACCTCGCCTCGCGTGACCCACGTGATGCGCAAGACCGAAAACGAGCTTCGCCGTTTACAGGTCATGGGCTTTTATGCGGACATTGATTTGGGTGAACCCAATAATAGTCTCGATGAGGTAGAAAAGAAGATAGCGGAAAAGATGGGGTTCAAAGCCACCACCGATGACCGCTATAAGCTTTTGGAAATGCAAGTTGATTTGGACTTGCCCGGATTTGAAGATACAGACAAAAAAGGAAACCCAACCGGTATTGCTTTACCCTATCTCATCACCATCGAGAAGGGCAGCAATAAATGTTTGGCAATTAGAAGGAATTGGAAACCTGATGACAAAAACAAAAAGAAACGACAACACTTCGTACATTATGGATACATCCCCGGCTTCGGTTTTTATTACTTCGGTCTTATCCATCTCATTGGAGCATTTGCTAAATCCGGAACCTCCATCCTTCGACAACTCGTGGATGCGGGAAGTCTTGCAAACCTGCCCGGCGGATTCAAATCTCGAAACCTCCGAATAAAGGGGGACGACACCCCAATCGCTCCCGCAGAGTGGCGCGATGTTGATGTTACTTCGGGGACCATCAAAGACAACTTCTTGCCCCTTCCTTACAAAGAGCCCAGCCAAGTTCTGGCTACTTTGTTAGACAAGATTATTGATGAGGGTAAGCAGTTTGCCAGTACCGCCGACATTCAAGTTGCGGACATGTCTGCCAATTCGCCAGTGGGAACAACGCTGGCAATTTTGGAGCGCACCCTCAAAACAATGACCGCGATTCAAGCGCGGGTGCATTACTCTCTGAAGCAAGAGCTTCGCCTGTTGCGAGACATCATTCGGGACTACACCCCCGACTCGTATGACTACGACCCCATCGAGCAAGACCGCTTTGCCAAGAAGGCCGACTACGACATGGTGGATGTTATTCCCGTGTCAGACCCCAATGCGGCAACCATGTCCCAACGAGTGGTTCAGTATCAGGCGGTTCTCCAGTTAGCGCAGCAAGCGCCTCAGCTCTATAACTTGCCTTATCTCCATAGGCAGATGCTGGAAGTTCTTGGCATCAAGAACGCCAAGAAGTTGGTTCCTTTGGATGATGACCAAATGCCAATCGACCCAGTCTCTGAAAACATGAATGTGATTACGGGTAAACCCTTAAAGGCATTCATGGACCAAGACCATGACGCCCATATCACGGTCCATACTTCTTTCCTTCAGGACCCCAATACCCAGAGCACAATGGCTCAGAACCCGCAGTTCCAGCAAATGCAAGCGGCGATGCAAGCGCACATTGCGGAACACTTGGGCTTCCATTACCGTCAAGAAATCCAAAAGCAACTCGGCACATCTTTGCCAGCGCCCAATCAGCCGCTTCCTCCCAACTTGGAGTTCCAACTCTCTGGTCTTATTGCTCAGGCGGCTCAGCAGTTGCTGCAAGAAAACCAAGCCCAAGCGGCTCAACAAAAGGCTCAGCAGCAAGCGCAAGACCCATTGCTTCAATTGCAGCAGCAAGACTTGCAGCTCCAAGCTCAAGAGATTCAAAGAAAGTCTGCCAAAGACCAAGCCGATACACAGGCCAAGATGGCTCAAATACAGGTCGAGCGAGACCGCATTGCCGCTCAGCAGCAAACAGAATCCGCTCGTATGCAGTTGGACATGCAAAAGGCGGCAGCTCAGTTGGAGCATGAACAGAACCAAAGTCGTTTAAACCTTGGCGTTAAGGCTGCGCTTGAAAGCGACAAGATTAAACATGACCAAGATAAGAATCGTTTAAACCTTGGTGTTCAAGCCTTGCTGCAAAACAAGGGTGGAAATAAAGGTGAAGAATGATTGATAAATATTTAAATGTGCTTGTCAATAAGATTGATGAGCGCATTACCCAAATTCAGGAAACGTTGGGGGACGGACAAGCCACCGACTATTCTGAATACCGAGCGATGGTCGGAGAGATAAAAGGTCTTCTCACCGCCCGTTTAAACACCAAAGACCTACTGAAAACATTTGAGGAATCGGATGACTGACTTAAGCCTAGCGGTGGATTTATCTGCCCTGATGCACAAAAACCAAGAGGAAAAAGCAAAACAACTCCCCCAACCAAGCGGTTATCACATACTTTGTGCGGTTCCCGATGTGGAAGAGGAGTACGAGAGTGGGATTATCAAAGCCGAAAGCACAATTCGTTACGATGAATTGCTGACAACGGTTCTGTTTGTGGTCGATTTAGGCCCAGACTGCTACGTGGACAAGAATAAGTTCCCATCTGGCGCGTGGTGCAAGAAGGGTGACTTCATTTTGGTCCGCCCAAACACAGGCTCACGGCTTGTTATTCACGGACGAGAATTCCGACTTATCAATGATGACTCTGTTGAGGGCATCGTAGATGACCCTCGCGGCATTAAACGCAAATAAGGAGCGTACAAATGGCTATCGATAAACCCGGATTTAAATTTCCTGACGAAACCGAAGAGGAAAATAAGGCGGAAGACGAGAATCTAGAGATTGAAGTCTTTGATGACACGCCCGAAGAGGACAAAAACAAAGAACCATTGCCCGAAAAGGTGGTTCAAGAGCTCTATAACGATGAGTTGGAAGACTATTCCACCAAAGTTAAGAAAAAACTCATGCAAATGAAGCGGTTGGCTCACGATGAGCGCCGCGAAAAGGAAAAAGCGCTTCGTGAACAGCAAGAAGCCATCAATTTAGCCCGTAATCTTATTGAAGAAAACAAGCGGCTAAAGACTAACCTGCATGAAAACCAACAAAATACGCTGGCAACAGTATCAAAATCAGTTGAACTAGAAATTGATGCGGCCAAACGGTTTTATAAAGAGGCTTATGAGTCTGGAGACCCAGATAAACTCATTGAGGCGCAACAAAAACTAACTGAAACGGCCATGAAAGCCGAAAGAGTTAGAAATTTTAAGCCAGCCCCTTTACAAACTGAAACTAATCATGTTCAAATACCGGAACGTCAACAAGCTGACCCAACGGCAGTAAGATGGCAGAAACAAAATCCGTGGTTTGGTGATAATCAAAACACAGAACATCGGTTAATGACCAGTATGGCTCTCGCATTGCATGAGCAACTCAAAGAAGAGGGAGTTGTTATTGCATCGCAAGAGTACTATGACCGCATTAACCAAACTATGAGGAATAGATTCCCCGAGAAATTCGGTGAAGAAAGCGATGAGCCTGAAACTCGCCGCACAAGAAGCTCCGTAGTCGCCCCGGCAACTCGTAGCACAGCCTCCAAGAAGATTCGCTTGTCAACTAGACAGATGGCTATTGCGAAAAAGCTTGGATTAACTCCGGAGCAATATGCTTTGGAAGTAACAAAAATGGAGTCTTAAAATGACCAACAGAACACCGAGAGAAATGGAAGTCCGTGAAGTCGAGGTACGCCGTAAGAAGTGGCGTCCACCAGATTTGCTGCCTGAACCAGACAAGCAAGCGGGTTTCGCATACAGATGGATTCGCGTTGCGCTTTTAAACAACGCTGACCCCCGTAACATCTCCGCCAAATATCGCGAAGGTTGGGAGCCGGTGAAGTTGGAAGAACAACCGAAGTTTAAACTTCTAGCCGACCCGAATAGTCGATACCAAGACAACATCGAAATCGGCGGGTTATTGCTCTGCAAAGCTCCGGAAGAGATGGTTGATGAACAGAATGCTTATTATTCTGAGCTCAATCAGCAACAGATGGCGGCGGTGGACAATAGCTTAATGCGTCAAAGCGACCCTCGGATGCCCATCTTCAATGAGCGTAAATCTGCGGTGAGCTTTGGTAAAGGTTCTTAATTTTTAGGAGTTTTAAATGGCTTATCCTATCGTTCCCGCCCCTTATGGGTTTGCGGCGATTAATGAGCTCGGTGGCTTGCCCTATGCTGGTAGCACCCGTTCTCTGCCAATCGCTTCTGGCTACAACACGAGCATGTTCTACGGCGATATCGTCCAGTTATCTGGCGGTACTGTTGTTACTACAGCTATGTCTGCCACCTCTACCCCCGGTACAGCTACCGCTGGCACTTTGGGTATCTTCGTTGGTTGCGAATATGTGAACTCGTCCGGTCAAACCGTGCGCGCTCAATATTGGCCCGCCAACACTGTGTCTAACAACGCAGTTGCTTACATTATTGATGACCCACGTGTTGTGTTCAAGGCAGTGATGACCGTTCAAGGTACATCGTTGGCTAACACCGGCACTACCGTTGGTTACGCTAATGCTACTTTCATTGGTACTAACTTGTATGCCATCACTGGTAACACAGGCAACACCAGCACCGGCGACTCGGCTATGGCTGTGTCTGGCGGCGTTATTAGCTCTGGCACTTCTGGCAATACTCGCGTTACTAGCGCTTTGCCTTTCCGTGTTGTTAGCTTGGTTCCTGACACCGCTGTGACCGTGGCCGCTACTGGTTCTACCTCTGGCTCTAGCACCACCGTGACCCTGACCGCTGCCAACACAGCGATTCAGCCCGGTATGCAATTGATTGCTCCAACAGGTACTGGTTCCGCTCAAGGTAACTACATCTCTGTGACTAACGTTAACGGTACTTCCGTTACCGTTTCCAGCGCCATTACTTTGGCATCTGGTACGTCAATTTCATTTGTTGGCTATCCTGAAGTGCGAGTCGTGTGGAACCAAGGTTTCCAAGGCTTGACCAACAGCGCTGGCGTCTAAGGAGTAAATCATGGCTATTTCACGCGCACAACTACTTAAAGAACTGCTCCCCGGCTTGAACGCTTTGTTTGGCTTGGAATACTCGCGTTACGGCGAAGAGCATAAGGAAATCTACGAAACCGAAACTTCGGAACGTAGCTTCGAAGAAGAAACCAAATTATCTGGCTTCTCCGCAGCTCCTGTGAAGAATGAAGGTACTGCGATTGCTTATGACAACGCTCAAGAAGCTTGGACAGCTCGCTATAACCACGAAACCATCGCCCTTGGCTTCTCTCTGACAGAAGAAGCTATCGAAGATAACTTGTACGACTCTTTGTCTGCTCGTTATACCAAGGGTCTGGCTCGCGCTATGGCTTACACCAAGCAAGTTAAAGCAGCTTCAGTCTTGAACAACGCTTACAACAACGCCTACGCTGGCGGTGATGGCGTTTCTTTGCTGAACACTGCTCACCCCTTGGTGAATGGCGGTACTAACGCTAACACTCCCAGCACCCCTGCTGACTTGAATGAAACCGCATTGGAAAATGCTGTTATTCAAATCGCTGCATGGACTGATGAGCGTGGTCTGTTGATTGCTGCCAAGCCCCGCAAGTTGATTGTTCCTCCCGCATTGCAGTTCGTTGCAACTCGTTTGCTCGACACTGAACTGCGTGTTGGTACAAACAACAATGACGTTAACGCCATCAAGAACAATGGTTCCGTGCCAGAAGGCTACGTAATCAACCACTTCTTGACCGCGACTAACGCATGGTTCTTGACCACCGATGTTCCTAACGGCATGAAGCACTTTGTGCGTACTCCCCTGCAAAACAGCATGGACGGTGACTTCGATACTGGTAACGTCCGTTACAAGTCTCGCGAACGTTATTCGTTCGGCTGGTCTGACCCACTGGGCATGTACGGTTCTTATTGAACTGCACAAAATAAAAAGGGGAGCTTCGGCTCCCTTTTTTTATTTATCTATTGACACATCGTTTAAATCAGTTACTATTCGGTATCTAGGTATTACCTTTACCAGACTGGCCTAGCAGATGATGCAACAATGGGTAAAGGAACTTTTGCATAAGGAATTATCATGGCACGTAGTACATTTGAAGGCCCAATCCTGTCGGGCGATAATCGTTTTGGTCCCCTGCGCAACGTAGGTTATTCTCAATTGGTCCAAAACGCTGACGTTAATATTGCCAACTTGGTTGTTGGCACTTCCACCTACGGTGGTTCATCGGGTCAGTTCGTTGCTTCCAACGGCATCCCTAACGTCAACGGCACTGTGTTTGTGCCTTCGGCAACAGCCACCCCAACGGCTCAAACCATCCCCGCCGATACAGCCACCAACATCTATCGCGGTGTGGTGTTCTATTTGCCCACTAGCTCTGACTTGGACGATATCTTTTTTGATATTCAAACAGCTTTTGCTGTGTCTGGTGGTACAGCCGCTTTGACTTCGGTTCAGTTCTTGGCAAGCAACAACTACACAGCAGCCGCTGGTAATGCCGCTTACTTCCAAACTGCTGCCATTACGTCCAATGCTGTTGGTCGCCAAGCACTGGCTACCTTTACTGCCACGCAGATTGGCAACCAAACAGCCACCTCAACCGACATTTACCAAGGCGGCACTCAGCCTAACTTGTCGCAAGTCGTGGTGACCATTGCCTTGGTTGGTACAGCTTTGAACACAGCCACCTCAGTTACAGGTCAAGTTAACGTTACTTTGCGTTATACACAGCCTGATAACAACATCGGCACACTGACTACTTACCCCTACGGTAACTTTGATTAATTAATCTGGGGGGCTTCGGCCCCCTTTTAAAAGGAGATTAATTATGGCTGTCAGCACAACTTCGTTTTACGGCAATTCCTCGCCTACATCTATTACTCGCAAGGGAAAGCACGAGCCCTTTGAGTTGCAGGTTGCGCGGGGTGATATTGCTTGCCATGTCCCCGTCGAAATCTTTGGCTATAGTACCCAAGTGGCTTCCACTGCCCTTGGCCCTTTGTGGGAAGGTTTGACCCAATCCGGCGGTGCATATACGTACCCTTCGTCTGCGGTGCAGATGACTTTGGTGTCCAGCACCACCGATACCCAGACCGTGCTTGTCATGGGTTTGGACTCTGGTTATAACTTGCTGTATGAAAACATTGTGCTAAATGGCACGACTGGTGTGACTACAGTTAACTCGTACCTGCGTATTAATGGCTTGTATATCACCAACGGTGTAAACGCTGGCACGATTACTTGCAAAAACAGCACTGTTTTGTATGCGCAAATTAACCCCGGTATTGGGCAGACACAGGCATCTATTTTTACGGTTCCTAACGGCTATACGTTCTACTTGTCGTATGTCCAAGGCAATGCCAGTATTGGATTCACATCTAGCAATTACATGCTTTTTGCTGAGTACAATAAGTTCAACTTAGGTAACCCACAAGATAACATCAACGGGTATCCACTAGCGTATGGCGGTAACACAAGCGTGTTGTCGCAGTCACCATTCGTGCAAATCTTCAATATTCCTTACACTGTGCCAGTTCAGCACGAGGGGGGCACTGACATTCAGTTCCAATTGAAATCTAACTCCGGTGGTCCTTTTGTCGGCAGTATCTTTGCTGGCGGTTATTTGATTGCTAATTCGGTGAGCTAATCATGCCTAAAACAGCAGCATGGCAACGAGCGGAAGGCAAAAACAAGAATGGTGGTTTAAACGCCAAGGGGCGCGCGTCCGCCAAAAAGCAAGGGATGAATCTGAAGCCCCCGCAACCAGAAGGCGGGTCACGCAGAGACTCATTTTGCGCTCGCATGGAAGGCATGAAAAAGAAGCTAACTAGTGTCAAAACGGCCAACGACCCTAACAGCCGAATCAATAAAAGCCTTCGGGCGTGGAAATGTTGACATGGATGCCAACATGATTTGGTCGGGCGCTTTATCCCTAGTATTGGGTATGGTTGCTTTTTTTCTTAAAGAGAAGTCTAATGACCTTAAGCGAATTGAGATTCTCCTCAATCGTACACGCGAGGAAATCGCAAAGGGGTATGTAACAAATGACGAACTTAACAAAATTACTGACCATATTGACCAACGCTTTAATAAGCTGGAAGCTAAAATTGACCAGCTTATTCAGCAAGGAAGCAAATGATGCCAAGCAAGAGCAAGGCACAACATAATCTTATGGCGGCAGTTGCCCATTCGGCAGCTTTCGCCAAAAAGGTGGGTATCCCACAGTCTGTGGGAAAAGACTTTAACGAGGCCGATAAAGGCCGTAAATTCTCAAGAGGTGGTGATATGAAGAAACATGAAAAGCACATGGCGACCGGTGGCACTCCTGACCCCCGCGCTGTTGCAGCATTGATGGCCGCTCGCCGTGCCGCTCCCCGTCAACCTGCTCCCATGCCCCCTATGGCTGGCGCTATGCCTCCTCCCGGCATGAAGCATGGTGGACTTTCCAAGGTTCATCACAAGCATTTGGCTGAACACCATCTGTCGATGGCTGAACACCACATGAAGATGCATTCACATGGTGGCAAGGTTAAGAAGATGGCTGCTGGTGGTCCCGCTATGGACCGCGAGATTGAAGCTGGTGAGCGTCATCTGAAACACGGCGAACATGCCGTTCAAAAACGTGGTCACACACGTGATATTGAAGAAAAAATGAAGAATGATGGCTTGAATGATATTGGCACTTCCGGCATGAAGCGTGGTGGCAAAGTCCACAAATACGCTGCTGGTGGTCACATTAGTTCTGCTCACCATCGCGCTGATGGCATCGCCGAAAAAGGCCACACCAAAACCAAAATCCACAAGATGGCTGGTGGCGGTAAAGCTAAATACTGCTAAGGAGTTTAAACATGCAACATCACACTCCACACATGCACGAAAAAGAAGTGCATCATGAGTTTAAACACAATGTGCATCATGTTGAAAAGCACTATGGTGGTGACGGTCACAAGCCCCATCACGAGCATTTCAAACATCATGCCGCTGGTCACAAGTTGCACCATGAGCATGTAGAGCACATGTGCCACGGCGGAATGTCGCATAAATAATCATGGACTCCTCCATCAATCCGGAGCCGATGGATGATTTGCAAGGCCGAATTGCCCAAATGCGTGGGCAGTTTGGTGCTGCTTATCCAAATATGATGAGATGCATCCCACAAGGCGCACCTCAGAATATGCCTCAGGGCTATCCACAAGGTATGTCTCCAATGAGGCCTCAGTACGGTCCTCAAGGAGCAAACCCGGAGATTCCACCCCGAGCCCCGCCTCAAATGGTTGGGCAAAGGATGCCTACACCATATAACACCTGCATGCCATCTCGCCCATTAAAAGCTGGTGGTATTGCCAAGATGGCAAAGGGTGGTTCAGTTAGCTCTGCGTCTAAACGCGCCGATGGTATAGCCGCCAAAGGCAAGACAAAGGGGAAATACCTATGATGGCAAGCCGTGGTATGGGGGACATCAGTCCCTCTAAGATGCCAAAAAAAAAGGTTATCCATCGCAAGGATGACCCGAATGCCGTGGAGATGTACGCCAAGGGCGGTCATGTCAACGCTGCTGGAAACTATACCAAGCCAAGTCTGCGCAAGCGTATCGTTTCCCAAGTGAAGGCGGCGGCCACTCAGGGAACCAAGGCAGGTCAGTGGTCGGCTCGCAAGGCTCAGCTTGTAGCTAAGAAGTACAAAGCGGCTGGCGGGGGATATAAAGATTGAGAGCTCCTCAGCAATCGCTTAAAGACTGGGGTGACCAGAAGTGGCGCACCAAGTCTGGCAAACCGTCAAGCAAGACGGGAGAAAGATATTTGCCAGAGAAGGCAATAAAGTCTTTAAGCCCTGCTGAATATGCGGCAACTACCAAGGCCAAGCGCAAGGGCAAGGCGGAAGGTAAACAGTTTGTAGCGCAACCCAAGAGGATTGCAAAGAAAACAGCGGGGTATCGGTAATGGCTGAGAAGTGGATTCAAGGTGCAATCAAAAAGGCCGGTTCATTACGTGAAGCGTTGCACGTAAAAGAAGGGCATAATATACCTGCCAATAAGCTTGCGAAGGCTGCCAAAGCTCCCGGAAAGCTTGGTCAAAGGGCTCGCCTAGCACAGACATTAAAGAGCTTTAAATGACTGCATACACCAGTGGTACATCCTCATTCAATTTAGCGTTTAACGAAATCGTAGAAGAATGCTACGAGCGTTGCGGTATTGAGGTGCGCACTGGTTATCAATTACGCACAGCAAGGCGTAGTTTTAATTTGATGACCATAGATTGGGCAAACCGTGGCATCAATCTGTGGACAATTGAGCAAGGAATCATTCCATTGGTAACCGGTCAGGTGGCCTATCCTTTGCCGGTGGACACAATCGATTTGCTTGACCATGTGATTCGTCAGCAAGCAAATACTACGGGCCAAATGGATATCAACATTACTCGCATTTCCGAAACAATGTATTCCACCATCCCCAACAAACTTGCTCAGGGTCGCCCTATTCAGGTTTGGGTGAACCGTCAATCTGGAAACATTAACCCAACCAACGCAACAATCCAAGGCAATGGAGCCGGTTCTACCAGCATTTCTGCCACCGATACCACCATTGTTTTGAGCGATACAAGCAGCCTACCCGCCGCAGGTTACATCAATGTGGGCAATGAAACAATTTACTATACCGCCGTGTCTGGCAACTCTCTGTTGCTATGCGCTCGCGGACAAAACGGAACCACGGCTGCTGCCGCTTTGACAAATACTCCTGTTTACTTAAACTATCTCCCCAACATCAATGTATGGCCTACCCCAGATGCGGGCGGTAACTACAGTTTTGTTTATTGGAGAATGCGAAGGATTCAAGATTCTGGTACAGGTGTCAACATAGAAGACATTCCTTTCCGTTTCATTCCTTGTTTGGTTGCTGGTCTTTCTTATTACATTGCTTTGAAGACTCCTCAAGGGATGGCAAAGTTAGACATTCTCAAACAACAATATGATGAAGCTTGGGATATGGCGGCATCTCAAGATAGGGAAAAGGCTTCTCTCCGGTTAGCCCCAAGACAAATGTTCTGGTAATGGCTACCCAGTACGCATCAGGTAAATATGCAATTGCTGAGTGTGACCGTTGCGGCCAACGGTACATGCTTAAGGAGTTGAAGAAGGAAATCATCAAGACAAAACTTTTTCAGATTAAAGTTTGTCCTGAATGTTGGGACCCTGACCAACCGCAATTGTCTTTAGGTCTTTACCCAGTGTATGACCCGCAGGCAGTTAGAGAGCCAAGGCCGGATGTCAGTTATTATGCGTCTGGCAGTAGCGGTGTTCAAACCAATGTAAGTGGCGGGAACACTGAGAGTGGCGTGGGTTATCCAGAGGGCGGTAGTCGAGTATTTGAATGGGGTTGGAATCCTGTTGGTGGTTCTAGTGGATTCGATTCATCATTAACACCAAATAGCTTGATATTCCGTTTTCAATTGGGTACAGTTACTATAAGCACAACCTAGGAGTTGCTATGGAAAAGAAAACAGTTAAAGCGATTGCGGACATGGAAATTCGCAAGCATGAAAAACATGACCATCCCGGTCAGAAGCCTACCAAGTTTGCCAAAGGCGGCGTAACTGGTAAAGCCATGAAGGCCGTTGGTCGTAATTTGGCACGTGCTCACAACCAAAAACCCGGGAGCAAATGATGGCTAAATTCAGTCACAAGCAAATGGGCAAAGAGAACGGCCCTGCATCCGAGTATGCACAACCTCATACCATGAAGGGCAAGTCCATTGATGGTACTGAAGTCATGAAAGCTGGCGAATACGTTAGCAACAAAAGTGCTAAAACGGCAACCATCAAAGACCCTCTTATGAGCGGTGTTAGCTATGGTGTTGGCGAAACCAAAACGGATGGCATCAAAATCCGTGGTACTGGTGCAGCTACTAAAGGCGTAATGGCTCGAGGACCGATGGCGTGAACTACTATCAGCTTGTTCAAGAGATTCAGAACTACACTGAAAACACTTTCAGTGCAGCAGACGTTAACACGTTCATTGAACAAGCAGAGCAACGGATTTATAACACCGTTCAGTTTCCTTCTTTACGAAAGAATGTAACCGGAACAGTCACTACATCTAATCCATATCTATCTGCTCCAATTGATTATCTTTCATCTTATTCATTGGCTGCATATTCAACTGCAAGCACCACAGCGACAGGAAGCTCTGGTTCTAATTCTATTGTTGTAGCAAACTCAAGCGGAATCGCTGCTGGGCAGAATGTTACAGGAACCGGGATAGGCGCTGGCGCTGTTGTTTATAGTATTAGCGGAACGACTGTAACCCTTAGCGTTGTTAATTATGCTTCGGTTTCTGGTACGGTTAACTTCCAAGGGCCATATCAATATCTATTAAACAAAGATGTTAACTTCATTCGTGAAGCATTCCCATATCCCGGAGTGACTGGATTCCCAACTCATTATGCAATCTTTGGTCCTCAATATTCATTACCTAATGAACTTTCATTTATGATGGGACCAACTCCAGACCAAAACTATTCTGTTGAGTTGCATTATTTCTTCTATCCAACATCCATCATTCCCGGCATTATTACTGGATTGAGTAACATTGCTGCGCCGGGTTCTGCGTATACCAATGGAACGTATTACAACCAAGCTTTGACCGGAGGAACCGGCTCTGGCGCGACTGCCACCATCATTGTGGCTGGCGGTTCTATTACTTCTGTTACGCTTCAATCCGGGGGTTATGGTTATGTGGTTGGTGATTCTTTATCTATTAGCATTGGCACTGGCAGTGGGTTTGCCATTAATGTTTCCAGCATAAATCAGAGCACTGGACGCACTTGGCTTGGTGATAACTATGACCCAGTACTTCTTTATTCATCATTGGTTGAGGCTTATACCTTCATGAAGGGTGAGCAAGATATAGTGGCTCTTTATAATCAAAAATATACAGAAGCCTTGGAGCAAGCAAAACGTTTGGGCGATGCTTTGGAACGCATGGATGCGTACAGGTCCGGCCAATATCGACAAGCAGTAACCTGATATGTCAATCTACCAAGGCCTTACAACGAGCTTTAAATATCAAGTTATGCAGGGGCAGATTAATCTTGCCTCTAATAATATTTATATGGCTCTATATAATGGCAACGCTTCTTTAGGCCCATCAACCACTAATTACACCAGCGCCAATGAAATAACCGGGACTGGTTATACGGCTGGTGGCCAGTTAATGACAGGCGTTACTGTTCAGTTTGATTCTCAGAACAACATTGTTTTTGTTAACTGGTCAAATGTTATTTGGACGCCAGCTACATTCTCCGCAAGAGGTGCATTGATTTATGATGCCACGGCATCCAATGCTTCAATTGCCGTGCTGGATTTTGGTTCGGTCAAGTCCTGTTCCAATTCGTTCACGGTCACGATGCCAGCCAACACCTCAACCTACGCCCTCATCCGAGGATAGACATCCCTTAAAAACCAAGACATAATACGAACGTTCTTATAGGGAGATGTTATGTCTGATGGGCAACTGGCTACGGGGTTTTACTTCACATCTGCGGTTTATTCTATTGATAAGCCAGAGTTCTTGGATGTTCTAAATCCTGTTTGCGAAGAGTACTTGAGTAAGCAAAGAGCTCAAAATAAACATGAGCTCTATCCTCTTTACCAAACAGAGAGCATCAACTTTGACCCGCGTTTAAACGACTTTTGTAACTTTGTAGGCACAACTGGCTGGAACATTCTATTAAGCCAAGGCTATCAGATGGCGGGTCTTAGCGCTGTGTTCAATGAGATGTGGTGTCAGGAGCACTACAAACATTCTGGAATGGATGAGCATATTCATGGCGGGTCAGCTCAGTTGGTTGGTTTTTATTTCCTTGACACACCTGAAAATTGTTCTATCCCAACTATCCATGACCCAAGGGCAGGGAAGAAGCAAATCAATCTTCCGGAGGCTGATATGGCTTTGGTCACTCATGCCAGCAACGCAGTCACGTTTACACCAAAGCCCGGCCTCTTGCTGTTTGCGAGCTCATGGCTTCCTCACTCGTTTACACGACATGGTAATGATAAGCCTATAAAATTTATTCACTTCACCATTGCGGTTCAGCCTACGCTGGTTCCCCCCGTAGAGGTGATATGAAAAAGTACTTGATAAGATTCAACAAGTCCAGAGGGGAGCCGGGAAGAGGCTCACCAGAACATGCATGGAGAGTCTTTGAAGGAAACAAGGAATACTTGTTTAAACACATTAGAATAAGTGTTCCCGTTTGGGATGAAACCGATGGTCTTGACTGGAACATAGCTTGCAAAGGGCGAATGACAATCGATAAAGAAACATCAACCGCAATCATTTGGAGTGAGCATACTTGATAAAACAAGATGTTCATTGGATAATGTTAATGCTGGCTAACACTTACTCAACCGCGCTAATCCAAAGCGCTTAATTTTTAAGGGGCTATTATGGCTAATGAGATTTCAAACTTTGGGGACCACGCAGTAGCTACGCTCCAAGCAAATGCAAAAATTCCTGAAGGCATGGGGATTGAAGGCTGGTATCACGTTGAGTGCCGCGATAAAGACGGTAACTTGAAGTGGGAAGAAGAGTTCCCCAATCTGGTGGTTGCTGTTGGTAAACAGTTGATGCTGGACACCTTGCTCAAAGGCAGCGCTTATACCGTGACTGGTCCATTCCTTGGTTTGTTGAACGCAAGCGTTACCCCCGCAGCTACCGACATCATGAGCACCATTGTGCCTTCTAAAGAGTTTACCGCTTATACAGTTGGTGGCTCTGCTGTTCGCGGTACGGCTTCTTTTGCCTCATCCACTTCAACAGGTACAACTCCTTCTAACGTAACATCTAGCACCGCCACTGCTATTACCTACACCATTACTGGTGCAGGCGGTACGGTTTATGGTTGTTTCTTGGTTTTGGGTACTGGCGCTGTAAGCACCCAAAGCAATACAGGCGGTACTTTGTATTAAGAAGGCAACTTCGGTACTGCCAAGACCACAACCGCAGGTGATACAGTTAGCGTCACATACAGCACGACAGCTACTTCTTAATCCCTTGTATGTTTTGCACGTACGCTCATTACACTCCTGAGGGCGAACTTTTCTATGTTGGAAAAGGTAATGGCGTACGGCGTGCCAATAGATTTGTTGGCCGCAATAATCGTTGGAATAAGAAAGTAGCCAAGTACGGTAATCCAAAGGTTGAGGTTCTTGCTCACTGGGCAGATGAAACTGAAGCCTTTGAACATGAGAAGTTTTTGATTGCTTGCTTCCGTGATTTGGGTTTTGACTTGTGCAATTTGACAGATGGTGGAGAAGGCTCATCGGGCTTGAAACTCTCTGAAGAGCACAAAAGAAAAATCGGTTTAAAGCTCAAAGGTAGAACCGGTCAAACCCGTTCAGAGGAAACTCTCCAAAAACTTCGGCAATCGCATCTTGGACAGCCAGCATGGAACAAGGGCTTAAAAAATGCGTATACACATCCCGCTGAGTCTGTAGCTAAACGAGCTGCAAAAATGCAGGGGCATACGCACAATGCTAAGTTCAGATACATCGGCATAAGCAAAGACGGCCTACATAGAGTTGAATTTGTGGGTAACCCAGCAATAAAAAACGCAGGATTTGACCCAGCCCGTGTTCGCAATTGCGCCAAGGGTATGCGTAAAACGCACAAAAACTATATTTGGTCCCAAGAAGTTTTGGAGAAAAAATAATGGCATTAGTTCTTGCGGACCGCGTACAACAAACCGGGACGGCTAATACCACGGTCAGTTTTACCATTACGGGGAGCGTGACTGGGTATCAGTCGTTCTCAGTTGTTGGGAACGGCAACACAACATACTATGCCGCCACAGATGCCACTGGTAACTGGGAGGTGGGTCTTGGCACGTACTCCACTACCGGCCCCACGCTAACCCGCACAACAATTCTATCGTCAAGTAACTCCGGCAGCGCCGTGACGTTCAGCGGTACGGTGACGATGTTCGTTACCTACCCATCTGAGCAAGCAATTCTGGGGACACTGACTACCAACTACATTCCTTATGGGAATGGTACTGCGGCGTTAAGTTCTTCGGCCAACCTGACATTCAATGGCACAAACTTGACGCTGGGTACCGCTGGTACTGGGTCATTGTTCCAAGGTGACTTTAGCAATGCCACGTTCGCCAGCCGCACGGCGTTCCAAACGGGGACGGTCAACGGTTCGACAGGTATCTATGCGCTGCCCAACGGCACAAGCACAGCGGCTTCTTGGCAAGCAACTAACAACAGCAACCCAACAAATGCCTCAAAGATTCTGATTGCAACGAATGGCACGACTGATGTGCAGTTGGTATCTGGCATTAATGGTACTGGTACGTATTTGCCTCTGTCGATTTATAACGGCGGTGTGGGCACGTTTGTGTTTGGCACATCGGGGCAGTTTGGTATTGGTACGTTGGCATCTGTTTCTTACGGCACATCCGGTCAAGTCCTGACTTCTGGTGGCGCAAGTGCTGCTCCTACATGGACTGCACTTAGTGCTAGTGGCGCACAAGCCTTTATTACAAATTACA